TGTCTTCATGCATATGTTTTAAATGATTATTCTTTATTGTATTAATTTCTTTTTTGAGTCCAGTAATGTGACCATACATTGCTATTAAATGTTCACTGGTTGTTTTAGGTTGTTTAGCCATTAGTTAAATAATTTTTTCATTTGATCAGTGATTGGTTTTGGTTCTCGTATATCTGCCGATCCTATTTTTTCAAATATTTGCCCATATCTTTCTGATACCTTATTCATTTTTTCTAAAATGTTTTCTTCTCTTTTTAAATACTCTTCTTGATCGATTGTTCCTTTATTTAATTTTGTAGCTTGTAATCTTAATTGTTCTCTAAAACCTTTAATTCTTCTTTTAAACTCTAAGGCTTTACCTGCTGACAATTTGTCTAAATTTGTTTGATTAATTTTAACTCCAACTGATTTTAAAATTGCAACAAGCTCTGTTTGTTTTGGTTTAAATGCACTTTCTGGAGCAGTTCTTGCTTCTTCAATTCTTCTTGTGCTATAAGAACCTGGAAAAAAAGGAAAGTTAGGAACTAAGTTTGACCATATTTTCTGTCCTCTTAATGCCCAATCACTTTGAATATCAGCACCTGTTCCTTTTATTTTTCTCTCATTAAATAAATCATATCCAAATAAAGGTGGTATAACATCTCCAAGAATTCCAAAACTAGGTTGCAGTGGTAAAACAACACCAGGAAGTCTAGCAAAACCTCCAAAAGATCCTACGTCTAGTATATCTCCTCCTGGTACATATCTTTCAACATTCATATATACAGGATCTCCATCAATATTTCCAGGAACTTTTACATTTTTATATGGAAATAATGGCATTCCAAAAACTCTTCCTTTTAATCTTTCTGGCATAGCTGCACGTTCTGCTTCTTGATCTCCCCCACCAAAATAATCACCTGCTGTATTTAGAGCATAACCATAGGCAGCCCATTTAGCAAACTTCCAAGGTCTTAAAACTGCAGTTTCTCCTAAAATAGGTACAACCCTATAAGTGTAAGCTAAAAATGGAGTTGCAGTATTTCTCATTGCATTTATAAAAGGTGCATTAATATCATAATCAATAAATGATTTTTTAGCATCTGCCGCTGCATCCTCAACGCTATATCCTTTTCTTAATCTATCTCTAAATAATGCAAGTCTAAATACGTGATCTTCATATCTGTATAGATCTGTTGCCTTTTCTGCAAATGTTTTTAAACCTAATTTAGAGTCTTTTACATCATTCCAAATTTTAGAACCAACTGATGTTGCATTTGTTAATGCATCATTTTTACTTGTCATTCCTGCATAAGGATTTGTTTTTAATAATGATGAAATATTTTTTAATTCATTTACAACTAAATCACTACTAAAGAGATCATAGTTTGAAGCTAAAGTAAATAATTCTGATTTTTTACCTTTACCTTGTGCAGTTAATGCTTTATGTGCAACTGATAAATTATTAAATAAATTATTACCATCAACTAAATCATACAAAACAATATTACTTACTGTATTATTTACATGAACTGTTGGGTTGAAAGCAGTTTTAGAAACTTTCCATAAAGAATTTAATTTTCTATAAGCACCATAAAATTCTCCAGGTTTAGCTGTAGCGTATCTGTGTGTTTCAAGTATATTTTCAGCTATCTCTCTTGGTAAGTGTAATCCTCCAAGATTACCAAATCTTAATTTACCACCTGTTTTTTCTATAACTGTTTCTGGTATTTTAATTAAGTTGAGTTCTTCTTTTTCTTTTCTAGTCGGATTTCTAAAAGCAAATTTTGTTTTAGGATCTTTACTATTTGCTGAAGAAGCTATTTTGTTATAATAATAGCTTCTAGCTAATTCACCACCTAAAATTCTTCCTGTTTCACTTATACTTAAACTTGCATTTTCTATTTGACCTAATGAAATTCTTTCTTGTTTAGTTAACTCCCATCTAATTGTAATTGAATCATTATCAGCTATTTTTTTATAAGCATCTCCGTAAGATTTATTATTTTTATTTTCAGAATAAGTTAATATTTTTCGTTGTTCTGGTGTTAATTTTTGTGCAGCATCTTCTCCAATACTAAAAATTTCCCATCCTCTATGTTCTTTTATTTTAGATTTATCAGTTAAATCTTTAAGTAATTTTTTATATTTTTTTGTACCTATTTCAGCTAAACCTTCTTTAGTTGTTCTAATTCTTTCAAATTCTTTTACTAAATTTGTATCTACTGATTCTCCAATTTTAAATGCTTTATCTTTTTTATAAAATTTTTCATAATCAATTTTATTAACTTCAATATGAAAACCTCTTGGTTTTAATTCATCACCTACTTTATCTAATACTTTATTATCATCATAGACTCTTCTTAAATAAGTATTAATATTTCTTTGAAAAGTTTGAGGGGTAATTAATCCTCCATCAACTAGTTGTTGACCTGCTTTTTTAATTATTGCTCTAAAATCTCTAGATACATTTTTAAGTTTTTTTGGAACATATCCTGTAACAGAATCACCTTCAAGTAAATTAAGAACTAATCTTTGTTCATCAGTTGATAATGGTTCAATTAATTTTGTAGCTTGTACAAACTGATCAGCTAGTGAATTAGCCTGTCCTCTTGAAGCTAATTTCCATTTTTTAATATCAGCTGGTAAACCATAGTCGTCTAGTATACCTCTAGCTAATAATTCACCCATTGAAATATCAACTGGTTTTTTTTCTAAACCTGGTATTTTTTTAAATGGTGTTCTTGTTGCTTTAAGTTGTTTTATACCTCCAAGTCCAAGGCTACCCACTGCAAAACCTATAAAAGCTCTACTAAATTTTTCTGTTATTGGTGCATCATCTTCAACACTTCCATACCCTATAGCACCACCAGCAAGTCCTGTTGCAGTTTCTGGTCCGCCAACTGCTGCAGGAAGTTTTCCACCAAGTGTAGTAGATCCAATTTCGCCTGTAAAAAATTTCATTCCAGGCTCTCCAATATTTTTTGTATAGCTTGTTTTAAGTTTACCTAGAGTATTATCAGATAATGTTTCATATGGTCTTACCAAATAATTATTTGCAAAATTTCTTACGTTTCTTAATACTCTAGCTCCTTGTTTTCTTTGAACTTCTTCAATTGCAGCATCAGCTAATATTTTAGGATTACTTAATGTAATATCTTTATCAGCTCGTATTTTAAGTGTTGATAATTCTTCACCCATTCTATTTGTAACAAAAGCTCTTTTAAGAGCTGAGTCATTCATAGTTTTAACTGATGCATCACCTTCATTTAAAACACCAAGTGGTAATTTTCTTCCAGCTACTCCAGCAGCTTTTGTAATACCATAAAGTGCAGGAGCAACAATTGTTCCTCCAGCAGCACCTACTAAGGCTTGTCCAGATCTAGTTCTTAGTAATTCAAAATCAGCATCTTTATCTACATATCCTACAGCACCAAATACACCACCACTTACAGCACCTAACTTTGCCATTGAAAGAACATTTTTAGCTTTTGCAAAAGGTAATAGCCAAGTTATAGGATCTAAAATTGCACCACCAAAATATCCAACGTAAGTCCATACGCCATTTTCAGTTCGCATTCTAGCGTATAATTCCTGTTGCTGTTCCTCTAAAGTTTGATCTGAAAATAAAACTTGTTTACCCCCAGCTATTTGAGTACCACCTCTTACACTATCTAAAATACCTAATTTAAATCCATAAGATAAATTATCCCACCAAGAGGTATTACCATCAAGATCTTGTTGACCCGATGTTGAAAACGAATCTGCTTGATCAGTTTTTTTTAATATATTTGTTGGACCATTTGTAGTTGTAGAAAATGATGAATTATTTACAGGCCCTATATTACTAAAAGGATTATCTTGAACTGGTTGTGGATCTTTTTGAGGTCCAATGTTTAAAAATGGATTTTCCATTGTTACTATCTAGCACCAATTTCTTGTAATTTTCTTTCTAGTATTCTTTTAACTTCCTCAATGTCTGCTGTAGCATCATAATCTTTATTACTTTTTTCTAGTTGTTGAAATTGTAATATTCGATCATTAGCTTGTTTTCTAAGTAGATCTCCACTAGGAACTGAACTTTCTAGTGTTTCAAATTTTTGTGATTGTGTAAGACGTACTCCTGTTGCTTGTTCATCTCTTTTTAATTCATCTTTAACAAATTCATTTAAGTAATATATTTCTTTATCACTAGCAGGTAAGTTTTTAAATGCTTGAAAAAATTTTAATTTATTGTCAAAATTTTCTTCACCTTTTTTTGGTTCTTTAGGGGTATACTTACTTTTTATTGTACGTTTTGTTACTGGATTTGTATATCTTTTATCAAATTTTGCTTCTGCAGCTTTTTTGTATTGTAAATATAAACTAGGATCTACTCCAGCAGGTGCTCCTGCTATACCAAATAAAGAAGTTCCAACTACTGTGTCTGTAGTTTCTTCTCTAGGTTTTTCTGCAAATGCTTCAGTGAGTCTTGCTGTTGCAGCAGGTACATCTCTATCTCTTACTTTATTTGTAACTAATGAACTAAGTAAACCCTCTCTTTTTCTAGGGCCAAGTAAAAGATCTGTAATGTATTTTGTATCTCTTGAATTAGAACTTACAAAATCACTTCTTTCTCTAAGTGATTTTCTTTCTAATAGTATTCCTGATTGTGTTAAATATTTATCAAAACCTTCTTTATTTACTTTTTTTGCCTGCTCTACTTTTTTTTTAAAGGCAGAGACTCCAGGACCAATATTAGAACCTGGATTTAATCTTAAAAACTGTCTGATATTATTTTCAGTATCTTGTTTATTTTTTGAAAAAAGATTTGCAGCATCTAAAGCATTTGCAGTATCAGGACCATATATTTTTGTAAACATACTTTTTTGTTCTTCTTTAGCAATCAAAGCTTTTTCTCTTAAATTAATATCTTCCATTGCTTGTGCTGTAACAGCTCTTGTAATATCACCAGTTAATCTAGCACTTGTTTGTTGTTGTTGATCTAATTCTGTAAGTGCTCCAAATGCAACGGGACCTAGTATACCTGATAATGCCATATTATTCTTCTCCTGGTTTTGCTAATAGACCTTGATTATTTTCAATCTGCATTGGCTGTTCTTCCATGCCATTCTTTTCTAATTGTCTATTAGCATATTTTAATTGTGTCATATTATCTTTAAATTCATTATTAGAAATATCTGATATAGATATTTTTAAATCTTTAATACCTGCCTTGATACCAATTGCAGTTATAATTTCCATTAGTGGTTCAACAATAGTAAATCCAATATCAGGATTAAATTCACCTTCAGCAAAACCTGTAAATGTAATTACTCTTGCAATTGCTTCAACAGGAACTCCTGCATCTAACATAATTACAATTTCTTCTACAGACTGAGGTTGAGTTAATTTTGTAAATAAATTTTCTAATAACATTTCAACATCTGTATTTTTTGGTGGATGTTCCCAAGGATAATTTCCTGGTGTGTCTGTCAAAGATTGACCAGGAACTGGTGCATTAAATGGATCTATATCTGCTAGTCCTGTTGTGTCTGATGTAAGTCTCATTATGCTTTACCTATCATTGCTCTGTCATACAGAAATTGTTTAACTCTATCATTATGTCTTTTTCTAACAGCTTTTGGATCCTGTACCTGTACTTTACGTGGACCTTGAGCCATTCCTGGTCTATAATTTCTTAATCCTACTAATTTATTTCCAAAAAATGGTTTTTTAATTTCAGATAATTGTTTCATTTCTTTATATGCTTGTAAGATACTACCTTGATCTTTGTCTTTTCCTTTTAAAACATCAGATATTTTTTGTCGTGTTGATCTTTTTTTTTGTGGTTCATATTCTTTTTCTACTTCCCTTGGATATCTACCACCAGAACGATCATCATCGCCTCCACCAGTTACACTGTACGTATTACTAAAATTTCTAACAATATTTCTAGAGGCGTTATTAAATATATTTTTTACATTTCTTGTCATTTATTATCTCCTAAATTAAGATTCATCTAAAACTTCACCAAATATTCTCATACCAAACTGACCAAGCATAGCATAGAGTGCAGCTTTTTGTGCTTCATTTTGTAAATCAAAAGCTGTTGTTCTTTCTAGTGCAGCTACTGCTAAGTTATGATTTCTGTTGTATTCATTCTCTGATGATGAATTAACCCATGATGCTTCATCTCTCCATTGTTGCCATAAAGATGATAATGCAAAGTTACTTAAATTTAATAAGTTCATTGCATTTGTTTCATTAGCAGCGTTAATAGAAGCTGTATTAGCAGTGTTAGTTTGTCTTCTCCAAGTTGTATTAGACTGATCTATTACTCTTTGATTCTCAATATTAAATCTTTGTCTCTGATCTTCAAGTGTTGAATTGAATTGATTAATTGCAGCTTGTCTTTGTGAATTTGCATCAGCAATAGCTGTAGCATTTTTAGCATTTAAGGCTTCGACTTTATTTTCTTCTGCAATATTAAACTGAGTTAGTGCATCAGATCTTTGTGCATTTTGTTGCTGTATATTTGAATTTAATGAATTGTAAAATTGATTTACTTGATTCTGACTTGAAGCATTAAATTGTAATGCAGCATTTCTTGCAGCATTATCAGTTAAAAGTTGCTGTTGTTGTGCCTGTAAATTTTGTAAGTTAGATTGCTGTTCATTAGATAAATTTGCCATATCCATTTGTAGATATGCTTGTGCATTTATTACAGCAGCTTGTTGATTATTAGCTAAGTTTTGAAAAATAGTATCTCTATATACTTGTGCATCTTGAGCAGCAATAGGCACAGAAGATTTTAATATACCTTCTGCCAATGCTTCTGCTAACATTGTAGACGCACCTAAACCTCTAGATTGCATAGTTGCTTTTGCAGCTTCAGCAGCTCCTCTAGCAAATGCAGGTAATGGTGAACCTGTAGATAATGATTGTTGAATATCTGTTGATATGTTTTCTAATTGACCTTGAACTGTTGCTCTAGAGTCTATACTAGCCAGTGATTGAGTGGCTGCAGTCATAGGATTTGTAACTGTTCCTTGAGCAGCTGTCATAGTAGGTGCTGTATTAATTGTTGCCGCACTAAATTGTGATGCACTTGCTGGAGTTACTGCAGAGACTTGTTGTGAAGTTCCTGTAGAACTTGTAGCAGCTGCAGGTGCAGTTGCAGTAGGTGCTAACGCAGCAATAGTTCCAGTAACACCTGGAGTTGACATTAATTCATTTTGTTGTACACTTTGTCCTGAAGGTGTAATTGCTGTACCTTGAGGGAGAGTAGGTGTATTTAATAACGATTGAATTAAAGAAACTGCAGAATTACTACCTGTTTGTTCTGTTTGAGAAGGTGTGATTGCACCTTTTTCAAGTAGTGTTGTTTGTGGTGTTGTTGCCATTATACTCTTCCTTGTCCTTTATATTTTGCTTTATACATTATTCTTTTTGATTTATTAGGTGACTTTGAATGTCGACCTGGTCTTTTTCTTCTTGTTTTTTTTACAAAATTATTTGTTCCAAATATAGATTTTTTCTTAGCCATTATGGTTTAGTTGGCCATGTAGCATTCTCACATTTTTCAACAGTGTCTTTACCATCAGGTAAATCTCTAAGTGACTGTCTATAAGTTCTCATGTCATCTGAAAGTGTATTATCAGATAATGCTAAATAATCTGTTTCAGTTAATAATCTATTTCTTTTAGTTCTAAGATCAGCTAAAGCTCTAGCAGGAGCAGCATCTGCCCATGCTTGTTCATCAGCATCTCTTGCAGCTTCTTCATCCGCTGTAAACTGAACTTGTTGACCGTTTATATTATGATATCTTGGCATTAGTTTTCCTATTATGTTATTAGTTAATTCCGTAAAGTGATATTGTACCGCTATCCATATTACCACTACTAAATTTAAATTGCATTGTTGTTAAAGCTGTTGTTGTATTAATATAACCAGCACAAAATAAATCTGTTGAATAATCACTACCATTATAACCATGTGATCTTGCTATAAAATGCTTAATGTGAGTTGTGCTAGAGGGCTCAAAAATATGAAGAATACCAGAACAACTTTCATCATTACCATTACCCACTGAATCTACTAAGGTTTGAAATGCTGTGCCCTGATGTTGAATTTGACCACTTACGTATTGTAATGCTGTAGTAGATCCATCTTCAGTTTGATAGGAAGCAAAGTAAGTAGATGTAATGGTTTGATTATAATTGGTGTTACTTCCTGTATCTGCTTGAAAACTAAAATTAGCGTTATCTGTTGCAGGATGAATATTATTAAATATAAAAACATATTCTTTATATGTTCCATCAAAAACAACATCTGAACTTCCGTTTACAAAACTTAAAGTACCACTAGAACTTGCTGTTAGTTTTTTAATAAAAACCATAGAGTCACCTGCTACAGATCCAAAAGTAGTAACCGATCTAACTGCTCTATTATTTAAAGTAACTAAGCTCATTAAGAATCCTTTATTCCATACATTTTAATAGTTCCACTTGCAATATTACCACTACCCATTTGAAATCTAATGGCATTAATTGCAGAGGTGGTATTAGCATATCCTGCAAAATAGTTATTTATCTGGAAAGGCGGAGAAGAATCTCCATTTCCAGATTGACCAACTCCAAAAAAATGCTTAACAAATGTGGTATCAGAAGGGTTAAACAAATGCATCATTGCAGCACCAGCACTATCTGTATTACCAATTTGATCTGTAACTCTTTGGTCTCCTGTGCTTTGTGCAAGATCACCAGCAGTAACATATCTTAACACACCACCTGCTCCATCTTCACCATGATAATTATCAAAAAATGATGTTGTTTTTGTTACATTATAATTTGATCCACCATCTATGCTTAAATTAAATGTTAATCTTTCGTTATTTGTAGCTGGATCAATATTAATAAATTTAAACATGTAAACAGGATATGTATCATCTAAACCAGAAGTAAAACTTATAGATGCACTATTACTTGCTGTGGCCGATGATATTAAAACCATAGCTACAGGAATACCAGCTACTTCTGTTACATCCTGAATACTTCTATCATTGTAAGCTACAATTGACATTAGGCTACTCCATAAAGTTTTATAACACCACTATCAATATTGCCACTACTAAATTTAAATTGTACTGCGTCTACAGCACTTGTGGTATTACCATAACCTGCCATATAATCATTTGCTTGTATTGCACTATCACCAAAAACTCTATTAAAGTTAGATATAAAATGTTTTACGAATGTCGTAGACGAAGGGTTGAATAGATGTAAGGTTCCTGAACAAGAACTATCATTATCATTATCAACCCTATCTGCTAAAGATTGAAATCCAGTGCTTTGTGCTAAATCTTCTGCCTGGATGTATTCTAGTGCACCACTTTCTTCAGCACCTTCTTGTTGATAAGGTCTAAAAAAAGTTGTTGTTTTTGTTACGTTATAATTACTTCCACTATCAGCAGATAAATTAAATTGAAAATCAACTGAGTCAGAGGCTGGGTGAATATTAATAAATTTAAATATATAACACTTATAAGTACTATCTAATCCAGATGTAAATGAAATGGTTGAACTACTGCTTGCTGTTTGAGTTGATAACAAAACTAATGTACCTACACTCACCCCTGAAGGTAAAGCTGTAATTGAAGCCATCGATCTGTTGTTACATACATTGATCGACATAAAGTTATATTCCTATTAACTCTTTTATTTCATCTTCTGTAAGACCTAAGTCTAACAATTTTTGTTTACCTGATGCTTTTTTATTTATTGCATTTTGCTCAGCTTGTGCGATTTCATTTTCTACAGTTGGAATCATTGCTTCAATATCTTCTTTAGCAATCGGTGTTGTTCCATTCATCCATGTAATTTGGTTAATATCATCTCCATTAATTGTAAACTCTGCATCAGAATTAATTTTTTTAATTGCTAAATGTATCATTATGCTAATACCTCCATAACAGTTATTGATGACGCTAATCTTCCTCTACCTTTTGAATCTCCATCATTTGGACTTCTGTTTACAAAAAAAGTAGAGCCTTCAGTAATACCTTGAATTTTATAAGTAGTTGCTGAAGTTGTAGAAGGTGAATCTAAAAATATTCCTGTACCAGCTTCAACGCTATTTGTATCAGAAACAATACCAGAATGAAATCCAGATGACCTACTTCCAGCACTATCACCTGCATAAATTGCAGTGCTATCTCTTACAATTCTAAATATTGCATGATTTGTGCTAACTTCACCACAACCAACTATATGTGCAAAAACTAAAACTTTACTTGAAGTTGCAGTTGGTGTGATAGCTACACTTAATCCTGTTATATCTGCAAATGATGTAGATGTAGAGGTAAATGTATCTGTCTTTACTGTTTGTAAAACTTGACCAATTTTACCAAAACCAGTTGTTTTTGCAATAGTGACAGCATTGTCTTGTATACTAGCAGTTGAAACAGTATCATCTGAGGGTGCTCCAATATTTAAAACATCTCCTAATAAAATTACAAAGTCAATAACATCACCTGTTGCTAGGTTACTAGCAAAAGTTAAAGTTGCACCTGATATGGTGAATGATGATCCAGGTTTTTGTAGAACACCATTTAAACTAACCAGCATATGAAATGCTGTTTCTGGTTCTACATTAGTGCTATTAACTTGTAGAGTGTACGCTGCCTGTCCGTTGACTACGGATATAGCATCGCAAACTTGAAAGTTTCCGACTACTGGTTGTTTTCCTATATATGCCATTTATTCTCCTTAATTAATTTTACCTTGCGTTATTTGGCGTCCCCTTAGAATTTACAAAACTTGACTCGGCTACTGCGTAAAAAAGATAATTTCTTGAACCATTAAATCCATCATTTGTACCCCTAAACTTTATACCATTAGATACAAAATCACAAATATCAGCAGAGGTATTTTCAGCGTTACTATTACTTGGAAATAATCTCG